CTCTTTCTGCAATATGCCAGCTATACCGCTAACCACTAACCGTTGGAGGTCTCGGATTCTTGGTGAAAACCAAAATCCGCGTCTTCTTTATTCCGCTACCTTCGCTGGGAATTCGCAAAACGAGTTCACAGAGATTGGTCTCGAGTCCTTTAGTACCTTGCCCGTCGAGTTTATGACCGACGTGGTAAGTCACCATGGGGATCGATTCTTCAACGATGTCTTCCATTATAGGAGGACTTTCAATGAATATACGGAATCTTGGAGGACAAATAATTATGTCCTCTTCGCCAACGGGAACACTCCTCTTTCGAGGGTGTTTGATGTACCTAGCGGTCACATTGTCGCTGCGTTAGCAAGCAGTGTTGATGTTCCTGGAGCACTCTCCTGGCCTTCTGAGATATCATCTCAACGGCTTGGAGATTTGGTTGGGCCTTATGACCCATCCATTAATGTCGCCGGGCCGTTCCAGTCGGATTTTTCCATCTGGTTCTTGCTCGTCGACCTCTTACAGCTCCCAGCATTGATTCGCGATATTGGTCACCTCCTCGCCCATCGACGTAATTCTCCAGCTTCAACGCTGAAGGATCTCGTCGACGCGGGTTTGGTGAACCCATTCGCTATTCAACCGCTGCTGGCCGATCTCCGTGACTTAGCTAAGGCTTTGGATGAATTCAAAGCCTGGCTTGCCGCGGGTTCGGAAGGTTTCGCTCAAGAACGATGGAGGAGAAACGACCTTTTGGCCGTTCCTTTTCTCCCTCGTATCTCTCCGCGGAACATCGTGTTGCCTGGTTGTGGAAACTTCCTGTGTCGAGTGACACCGAAAGTATTTTCCAATCAGCACGGACGTAACTTACGTTACAAGTTCGTGAGTCCTGATCTGCTCACATTCCTAGGTCGCTTGAAGGGATTCATTGACGCCTTTGGTGTCATTGACCCTTCTGCAATCTGGGATGCCGTACCCTGGAGTTTCGTTTTGGATTGGTTTTTACCTCTCCAAAGCTTCTTCAAGGGCCTCGACTTGGGGCATATCAAAATCGAGATTCAATGTGATGAGTATTGTGAGAGTGTTCACTCTCACTCACTACATGACGTTGAAATTCTCGCTCACTTCGCTCCTTCCGTGCTAACGGATCAAGCGACTCCCGCTGACTACGTGCCTCAATGGCGCGCCGTCGCGGAATTGGTGCAGACGTCGTATATTCGGAAGTGCTTTCAGCCTCCCGTTATCCCGTCTGTTGATCCAGTGGATCCCAAGCTGAAAGGGTTGACGTCGTACAGGGTTTACCTGTCGTCGCTTCTCCTCGCTCAGCGTGTATTCCGTTGGAACGGTATCAGATGATACCACCGGTACGACGGCATCGTACATAACCAGGGTTGTTCATAGCACTTCAATATTGAAGTGCGCAGCCCGAATCAACAAGCTAATGCAAATTGATCCGCTCCCGCTCCGACTGCCGGCCTCCGTCTCTGTTATGAGCGTGCTTGGTGCTGTCCTCGCCGATGATCTCGGTGAGGCCGCGCCCTTCGCGCTTATTAATATCGACGGTGGTGCCAGCACCCGGACGTTCTCTTCTGATGGCGTGAAATACACGCTGTCGTCGTCTCAGATCGAGACGAAAGAGAACAAACCCACGAAGACTGATCGTCACCTCCTCCGTTTGGAAGGTCGGTATTTTGATACCGAACTCAAACAGGAAGTTGTGGCGGCAGCTTCGCTGATCACCTCGATCCCTCGTGGTGGTCAGTTCTCGCCCGCAGGGACGAAGACGTATCAAATCGTCGCCGCACTTCTGGCTCTGTGCACGGTTGAACCCGTTGCACATCCTGAGGTCGGCTCCGGTTCGTACACCCTTCGTCCTGTTTCACCATCGCTGAAGAGGTTTCTCTCCGGCGAAGGCTAACGGATGACTTGGGTTGACTTTGTCGCCCGCCTGCGGCCCCTCCTTCGCATTGCGTTGGGGGGGCCGTATTGCGGTCTGACATTGTCATGGGAACCCTGGAGCGTGTCCGGATCCTCAGTGTATAAACACATGAAGAAAAACGAATCCGTATATACGGACTTGTTCTGGGAACTGTTCCAGGATATAGCAGAACGTTCGGTTAGTAGTGATACTGACAACAGTATTGCAGCTGACCGGTCATCTATCGAAGCCTCTCGACAAATTCTGTCGAGTGGTATCGAGAAACGCGGTCTTGAGTTTCTTACTCAGGATTTGGTCAAGTTCGGCAAAGCATTTGACAATGCTTTGGCGAACTCTGTGCGCTTGAATTGGGATTTAATTCCTGCTTCTTGCTCAAACCCGGAGTTACTCCGGTTTTTGACTCGGCACATCGTTGATGACTCTGGAGATCCTATTAGGACACCCGACAAGGGTGTTGCCCCAACAGGGCTAGCGATCTCCGCGTTCAAACAACTGCGTCAGCTTACACAGTTCCTGTATAAGCTGAATCTGCCATATGACTCCCACCTCAGCAGTGAGGTGATCGAGTCATTCGTTCGGACTGACTCGGAACTCCGTGATTGGAGTTTCGATAAGTCCTATGAGGGCATTGCAAAAACTGCACGTGATTTAATTTCGCGTGTATGTTGCAATATCCATCCTCGGGACATCGTCCCGAGACATGGGCCCGGTTCAGTGTCAACGGGGGAGAAAGGTCCGGGGAAGTTTAACTTCTCTCGGATCTACTCTTCCTTGGTTGAGGAGTATCCGTTTGACGAATACTTCATGGTCGGC